CGGTCAAGTCTGCTACGTTGACGCTGTAGCGCGGCGGGAAAGCCGCGACGACGCTGTCGCATGCCATCCCTATCCCTACGGGTTCGACGCGGTAATCAGCGGCGATCCGGCAGGCAGCCTGGACGCCAGCGGCATGGTAGGAACACTCGCCATCGGTCAAGACCAACAGGATGTGGCGGGTGGCGTTGACCTCGGTCAACAGCCGCGCACACTCGATGATGGATGGCGACAGCGGGGTTAACCCGTCTGCGTTTAGCTGAGCCAGGGCGGTTGCGCGATCGGCGGCGGGGACTTCCCAGGGTTTGATGATTTCGATATCGGCGCACCGCGGGTCGTTCGGGTTTGAGTGAAAAGCCGCGATGGCCACCTTGCCCATAGCCTGTTCCGCGGCGAGGGCGATATGCCAAGCGGCGGTTTGAGCGAACCCCATGCGGCTGTAGCGGGTGTTCTCAACCGGTATGTGCATCGAACTAGAGCCGTCGATCAGGATCATAACGGCGGTATCGATGCCTGGGGTTTCCTGGCGTCTTGTGTAGACGTCCAGGGCGCCGGTTCGCATACGCGCAAGCGCTCTGCGATCTAGCCGGCCCGATGTTTCGCGGTGGGTTTGCTGGCGTGTTTCCTCGGAAACCAACAGCCGCGCGATCTGGCCATGCAAGACCGCGTTACGCGGCAAGCGCTGGGTTAGGTGGGCGCCCGCGATCTGATCCTGATCGTTTTTTCTCGCGCGGGATCGCACGTTGTTGCGCACGGCCGACAGGTGGCTGGTTTTGTACTGATCCTGATCTTCCAGCTGTTCCTGAGTAACGCCCGCGCGATCGGCGATGGCCTCGATCGTTTCCGATATGTCGGCATCGGTCGACAGTCCGGATTGCTGGCCAGCCTGACCGGGTTGGCCAGCCGGGGCGCCTGGGGCGCCCTGGGAGCCATCCTCGCCTTCCTGGGAGCCCTGGGAGCCGTCCTCGCCTTCCTGGGAGCCCTGGGAGCCGTCCTCGCCTTCCTGGGAGCCCTGGGAGCCCTGGGAGCCGTCCTCGCCTTCCTGGGAGCCCTGGGGCGCCTGGGGTGGCGCTACGGGCGCCTGGGGCGCCTGGGGCTGGCATGCTTCCATTTGGGCCAGCGTCTTAGCCAGGGCGCGCACGTCATCGGTTGACGTGCAGCGCTTCAATCCCGCAAGCGCTGCGTCGATTACTGGCGCGATCGTGGCCGACAGCGAACCTCGCAGGTTGGCCGCGGTTGGGATCGCATAGCCGTTGGCCATCCGGCCCAGGATGCAAGCGACATAGGGCGCGTTCAGGCGATCGGCGCCGATATCGATACCTGCCTTGGCGGCGCCGATCGTGGCTTCGTAGTGCAGATGGTTGGCCATACCTGACAACACACTGGCCAGGGCGGGGAAATGGCCGGCGCGGATTTCCTTCCGTTCGATCCGGACGTCTTCGAGCGCGTTGGTCCAGTCGCGGACGCGGACGCCATCGGCGCAGGCGCGAAGCCAAGCGTTCTTGTCGGTATGCAGAACGTGGCAACACTCGTGCGCGATGAAAGCGACCAAACGATCGGCTTCCGTCCGGGTCAACATCGCGTCGGGTGGTAGCGATGGCATATCCAGGCGGACAACATCGCGGGACCAGTTCACGGCGGCGGTCTTGCCGCCGTTGGTGGTTACCTCGACGCGGCGAGGGTGCTGGCCGCGCATGCTTAGGATTTTCTCCGCGGTCTCGCTGGCCGCGGCAAAGACTTCGATGTAGCGAGGCATGGTGAGCTTACCTCCTACTGGCTGAAATCAACCGCGGCGGCGCGACCGGCCGGGGTTGGGTTGACGGTGGCGGGATCGGCCGCGGCGGGTGCGCTGGGGTTCAGCGCCGCGGCAACGGTCTGCTTGGAATAGGCCAACAGGCACTGTTCCCGGAGCGCTTCCACGTCCTGTTCTGCGGCGCAGTTCAGGATCGCGCTGGCAAAGGCTTCCTCGGCATCGATGCCATCGGTCAGCAACTCAGCCCAGGACAACAGGCGGCGCAGTCCGATGCCATGCGATAGCGTGGCGTTGTCGGCCGCGGCGCGGGTCACGGTCGCGGCTGAGACCAACAGCTGAGCCAGTTCCCGGGTGCAGCCGGTATAGCCTACGATCACGTCTGCCTCGGCATCGGCGCGCATGTAGTCGAGTTTGATCCTCACGCCGAAACGGTCCAGGAAGGCCGCGTTCAGGCGGTTGGTGTCAGTGTAGCCACGCCGCGCGCCGCCGCCCGTTCCGTTGGTGTTGTCGGTGGCGACAAACAGGACGCCATTGGCCACGCAGACCCGCTGGCCGGTTTCGGCGATAAACATTTGCCGATTGGCCAACACGTTTTGCAGGACAAACAAGGCGCCCGCCCTGGCCACGCTGGGCTCGTCCAAGCAGACAACACAACCTGGGGTGCGGATCGCTCGGGTTAGCTGGCCATCCTGCCAAGTTACGCCACCATCGGGCGCCGGGACCGTCATGCCCACAAGGGTTGCGGCATCGGTCCCCGCATCGCACGAAATCAGTGCGAAGGGGCGCCCGGTGCGCGCGGCGAGTTGCTGGGCAAACTCGGTCTTACCGGTGCCGGCCGGCCCATAGAGCATGACATTGCGGCCACGCGCGAACTGGACCAGTGCGGTTTCGGTCGCGGGGTGTGGCCACAGATAGCGATCGTTGGCGCGCGGAGTGTCAGGGTGCGCACCATCCCATAGCGCGGTTTCGCGTTTGCCCAGGGCGCCCGGAACGCCAAACAGTGCCTTCCAGGTGGCTTGTTTGCCCAGGGGCTTGGCGATCGTGACCGGTTGTCCCGCGGTGGTCCCGGTGGTCGGAACCTCAACCCGTATCTCGACGGGCGGCTTGCGGGCTTCCGTGACCAGTTCCCGCAGGCGATCGTCCAGCGCGCTAAATCCGCCGGAAACGATCAGACCGCGGATTGACTGAACCTCGGTCTCGATCGCGTCGGGTTCGGGTGCCAGGGGCATGGGTTCGGGTTCCTGTTCTGCGGCGAGCATCGCGTTGGCCGCGGTGCCGCAGTTGCACTCGGAAATTGACTTGCCGCATAGGCCGCAGGGCGATGCCATTAGGGCTGAACCAGCCGGCCAGAGCGCGGCTTTGGTGATCGCGTCCGGGTCTTGTCCCAGGGCGATCAACATGCTGCGGAGTTCTTCCAGGGCGAGCGAACTGACCAGCCGGCCCGATAGCAGGGCTTGCGAGCCAGGATGCTCACGCAATGCGCGGCGCAGTGCGCTCCGCGCGGTGTGCGAAGGGTAAGCCATTGATTTGGTGTCCTCTTTCTAGGGTGTAGGCTTCGTGGTGTCGTGTCGTGACTAATCTTGTACGCTAGACAAGCAACAAAGGACAAGGGGCAGGACGATGCGAGGACAACAAATCGGCGAGGTTCCCCGTAAGGGGGGCTGGCGGGGCTCGCCTAACAGCATCGCCGCGCTGCGGCGGTATCAGGTTCGGTTCCCACACCAAAAGAAGACGCGGCGCCCGCTCAAAGGAGACGGGTTCGGCCGCGGCGAGCGGCGCTACCTGAACCAACTAGAGCGGCTGGGGCTCTTGCCGCTGGACCTACTCGCCTTGCCGTGTTGGCGGCGCCTGACCGATTTCCCAACCCGCCAACGGTCCCCCATGCGGCTGGCGTTGCTGCAGGCATGGGACAAGCGAGAAGCGGCGCCGCTCAACTGGACCAGTGCGCAGCGCCGCGCCCTGGCCGCCGAGCCCGAGCCGCTGCGAACGCCGCGCCGGACGCCAACAGCCTGGCTGTCGGATGTCTAGCGATGGCCAGGCGCAAGACCAAGACCAGGGCCGGGACCAGGGGACCAGGGCGGGACCAGCGGCTTGTTGAGGACCGGGGGCGGGACCAAAGTTATGAGGTTTCTCAACAGCTTAGGCGCCTCATCGCGGACCCGGCGACGCCCGCCAGCGCCAAGGTTATGGCGTCGCGGACCCTGGCCGAGATCGGCGGGCTCATCGGCCGGCACCAAACCGCGCCGGAGCGGGGGGACCGTCCGCTGTCGGTCTTGTCCCGTGACGAGTTAACGGCTGAACTTGAACGGCTTCGGACGGCTGTCGGGCTGGGCATTGTGTAGCTAAGGTACTGGTCCTATTGGGGTTGCGCGTTCCTAGCCAGGGAAGCGGGCGGCACTTCGCTGGTCCCGGGACCGGGGGACCATCCGGGCTTCCGCCCCCTCCCCCCTCCCCGCCGCGGCCGGCGCGACCTGTGACCCCCTTTCATAGCAATTTTGCGAGATTTTAAGTTTTGTAACGGTTCTAGGTTTGGGATGGTTTGCGTTTTGTCTCGTGCTGTGTAGTGTGTTGTGCGCTATCGGTGGAGTGGGCATGCCGCAAAACGCGCTTCTCATCGAGCCCGCGCCACACGCGCCGCAGCCCGCGCCGCCGCAGCGGCAATACTCGTTCACCGATTTTCAGACCAACAACCCGTCCGGGCCGCTCCCCGGCGACCGCATCGACGGCGAGTACGACCGCTCGAACCAGGCGGTCGCAGACGTCATCGCCTGGGTCGAAGTCAGCCTCAACTCGGACGGCAGCCTGAAGCCGCAAAGCGTTGGAGAAGCTCAGCTTACCCCCGGGCTGTTCGACCACATCGGGGCGGATGCCCAAGCGGCGGTCGAGCCCATGCTGGAGACCGCCCGCGACCTCGCCGTCGCGACTTGGAGCGCGGCGAACGCGGCCGGCGCCTCGGCGGACGCGGCGGCGCGGCAGAGCGAGCTGGCCCGGCAAGCCGCCGATCGCGCCGCCCTCGCACCCCTTGATAGCGCCTCTGACGCCCGGGATGCGGCATCGAGCGCCGCCGCAGCCGCGGCCAGCGCCGCCGCCGCGGCGAACTCGGCCAGCAATGCCGACGGGTCGGAAGCGGTTTGCGTCGATTACGGGGTTTTGACCCAGGCATGGGCCGAGCACATGCCGGACACCATCCCGCCCAACATCCTGGCGGTGATGGACGTCACCGGGGACCACTGGTCTTCGCGGTGGTGGGCCAACCAGGCGCACATAATTGTCGAAAACGAAACGCAGGAAGCGATCTGCGACCTGCAGGCGTACTGGCTCGGTGCTTACTCCAGCCCGCCGACAGTCAACTCGTGCGGCGAGCCGGTCGTCGCCGGGGCGATGTATTACGATCTGACCGCCCAGCGGACAAAAGTCTATGACGGCGCTCTTTGGCGGGATGTCATCCAGCCGGTCCCCGGTAACCTCGACTTTTACCAATATCTGCCAACTACGCCGATTTCGGTGTTTACAGGCGTCGACCACAACGGCAAGACCCTGACCTTTAACCCCGCCAATACTTTTGTTGATGTTTACTTGAACGGGGTGAAACTTCTTCAAGGTCTCGACTACAGTCTGACCACCAACACTGTGACCCTGCTCAGCGGCTCGGTCGGCTCGCCGAACACGGTCGAGGTCGACGTCGCCACTAAATTGCCGACCTCGCCGGTCCAGCCTGCCGGGGTCAAGGTGAACACCAATCCTTGGGTGTTCGACGGGACGACGAAGACCTTCCCCCTCGCTGACGGCACTGGGACCACGGTCAATCCGCCCGGCAGCGTCGACTGCATCGTCTCGCTTAATGGCGTTATCCAGGAGGCGGGCGGTGACTTCACCACCCGGCCCGGGTTTATCGACTTCATCGTAGCGCCGGAGGCCGACGCCGATCGCTGGATGGTGGTCGGGCTGCCGCTCGGCGGTGCCCTTGCCGCCGCGGACACGGCTGGTTTCGAGGCCCGGATCGCGCAGCTGGAGGCCCGGATCGTGCAGCTGGAAGTCACCTGATGTCACAGTCTTTTCAGCTGGCGACCGGCAACAACACCCCGACCACGGTGTCGGCGGCGCTGGGTCAGATCGATATCTCCGATCCGCAATATCTCACTCTGCACGGCGGTTCCGGCGGCAACGTGCTGACCACCGATGGCGCGGCGCATCTGCATTGGGCGGCAGTCGTCATGCCGCCTGGCGCGCTGGCGGTCGACGGGGTGTCGATCCTCGGTGACGGCGGGGCTGTCCCGTTGCGTGTCGGCGCGATCGATGCGGGAACCTACTGAGGGGGTCTAACCGAAGATGGCGCAGACCGTCCAAATCCTGCGAACCACGACAAACAACCCGCCGCCGGCGCTGTTGCCCGGCGCCTTCTCGGTCGAGCTGGGCGCCAAGACCCGGTTATGGATCGGCTCGGCCGGCGGCAACCGTCTTCTTCTCTCCAGCGATCCGGCCGATCTGTCACTGAGCGGCAGTGGCTATCTCCCGTTGACGGGTGGCACGCTGACCGGGTCACTGACGCTTTCGGGTGCGCCGACCGTAAATCTCCATGCCGCGACAAAGCTATATGTCGACAATGCGGTCGCGCCGCTCGCCCCGCTTGCTTCACCAATTTTCACGGGAGACCCAAGAGCGCCGACACCCGCGACTGCCGACAACGACACCAGTGTTGCGACCACGGCGTTCGTCAAGGCGCAGGGCTACGCAGCCGGTGGTCCTTTCCTGCCGCTCTCCGGTGGCGCCCTTACCGGTCCCTTGACCAGCAGCACCTTTATTTCCGTCGCCGGTAACATCAACACTGCCGGCAATTACCAGATCGCCAGCCAGCCCATAGTGGCGGCTCTTGGTGGTGCTGGCGGCAGAACTACCCTTTACGACGGTTCAGCCCGGGATAACCTGGACCTTGGTGGTGCTATCACCAACCAGAACACTCACCAGAACTCGACCCACTTTTTCGGCTCCATCGGCGCCGCCACTGCGTTCGCCACGTTCAATTCTGCTGGCTGTGCCAACGTCAGCGGGGCTTGGTTCACCCTTTCCGACATCCGTATCAAAGAGGATGTCGAAGACTACGTGTCAGGGCTTGACGTGATCTGTCAGCTACGTCCGGTAACCTTCAAGTACAACGGACGCGCCAAGACGGCGCGCGACGGGCGCACGCTTCTGGGATTTGTCGCGGACGAGTTGGAACCTGTCATGCCGGAACTCGTCAGGCGGGAGCCGCGTCACCTTGACCCTGACGACGAGGAACTGACCGAGCTGCTGACGGCCGAGCCGACAAACGTTGTTTACGCGCTAGTCAACGCGGTGCGCGAGCTGCGCGACCGCGTCGCTGCATTGGAGGCCCCATGAACACCCCCGAGACCCAGCCCCCTCCGGTAGTCACTCCGGAAGTCGTGCCGCCGCAACCGAAGGGCGTCGCCGCGCTGCGGGTCCTGAAGACCGTTTATCGCAACTGGATCGCCGCCGGTGGCACTCCGGCGATCTATGGTCCAACCCCGCCTTACAGTTCCTGAAGGAGGATGAAGCCATGTCTGAGACCAAAGCCGCGTCTGAGACTGAACACCAGTCAGGGCCACACGACGATCAATCCAGTCCTGACACCGAAGCCGCGCCCGATCCCCGAACCGGAGCGCCCGATCCCGAAACCGTCGCCTTCATGCCGACTTACCGGGTGGGTGTTCTTCCTCCCGAGCCCGGCAGCCTGCAGCCCGGCGAGATATCCGTCGAACTCGGTGACGGTTCGGCGGCGCCGAAGCTCTGGATGGGCGGCGTGGGTGACACGGTGACTGCGCCCGGGGGTGGTGGCATATCGCAGGCCGATTTCGATGCTCTTGAGGCGCGTGTCGCCGCGCTCGAAGCCGCGGCAGGCGGGGCGACGGCGTCCGAGCAGCACGGGTCGCACCGCAACACCCATCATCGCTCTGGATGACACCCGACGTCGCCCGGTATGAACTGGTCCTGAAGCGGCTGATCGCGGTGGTCGAGGCCGAGACCTCGATGCTCGCCTTCACCCGGCTGATGATGCCGGTCCCGGACCAGCCGGACGACCCCGATTTCTCGCGCTACGAGGCGCAGCGTTTCCACCAGGTCATCTGCGCTGCCCTCGAAGAACTCGAAGCAGGGCGTATCCGCCGGCTAATCATCAATCTGCCGCCGCGGCACGGCAAAACCGAGCTGGCAAGCAAGAAATTTCTCGCCTGGTTTGCCGGCCGGCACCCCGAGAAATCAGTGATTTTCGGCACTTACAACGAGAAGTTCAGCCAGGATATCGGTCGCGCGGTGCGCGACATCATGCTGTCGCAGCCTTATGCACAGGTTTTTCCCCAGACCGCGCTGAAGTTCGACAGCAAGGCGTCCGACCGCCTCGAAACCACCGCCGGCGGCATCCTCGCCTTTGTTGGCCGCGGTGGGACCACGACCGGCCGCGGCGGCGACCTCCTGTGCATCGACGATCCGATCAAGGACCGCATGGAGGCCGACAGCCCGACCGTGCGCGACACGCTCTGGACGTGGTTCACCCAGGTCATCGCGAGCCGCCTGATGGACGAAGCCGGCCGCATCCTCTTGATCCAGACCCGCTGGCACCAGGACGATCTGATCGGCCGGCTGACCGACCCGCACAACTCCTACTACGACCCCGAGGAAGCGGCCGAGTGGCGGATCATCGACCTCCCGGCGCTCGCCAACGACGACGGCAAGGACCCCCTCAAGCGCCAGGTCGGCGATCCCTTATGGCCGGGCCGGTTCGGCAAGACCTACCTCGAAAGCCTGCAGCGGCGCGATCATCGCGGGTTCTCGGCCTTGTACCAGGGGCGCCCCAGCCCGGCCGGCGGGACGTTTTTCAGCGTCGACTGGCTGCAGACCTACCGGCCGAACGATCTGCCGGCCAATTTGCGCTGTTATGCGGCTTCCGACCACGCTGTCGCCCTCAAACAGGGCTCCGACAAGACCTGTCTGATGGTCGTCGGGATCGACAGCCAGGACAATATCTGGGTCCTCGCGGACCTCGTCTGGCGTCAGATGAATGCCGAGCAGACGACCGACGCGATGCTGCGCATGATGAAGCTGCACAAGCCCCTGTTTTGGTGGGCCGAGCGCGGTCA